CATATTGTAAGTACTTCACAGTCTCCGATTGTGAGATACGGTGAATATGTTGAAGCTCTATCTGCTTTACCCTGCCTTACGGAGGATGAGGCGATGGAGCTTTGTTTGAAATCCAATGAACGGAGTCGTCCGGGTGCTAATTTGCACCCTGACTTCTCGGCTGTTATTGGTACCGGCAGTGCTTGAGTCGTTTCCTTACCAGATGGCTACTGCTGGCTTTACGGCATTCTAGGAAGTATCAGTGTATATGAAGTGGATGGAATGACGTAATAACAATCTGCTATCACTTAAAGTCGTTTGAGCGTCATAATCTCTATGTTTAAGAGGAATTACCCCCCAGCTATTGATTCTAACCAGTAAGACATTCTATTTGGATATTTAGGGCTTGAGTCTCCGCCCGACTTCCATCAAGTTATGAGTGACGGGATTGACAATTATGGATGAAGATGTTTCTCGGTACTTCAAGATTTCTCTTACAATGGGGCATAAGCAGCTCATATGTTTTTGCTTGGAAATAAGTGCGCTTCTATTCCTAGAGTCAGTATTACAAAATTGTTCTTAGCTGCTTATAAGAACTTCGATATGTTCGTGACAGAAGACGATCAGATCATCCCATGAGAAGATGCAGAAAGAAGACTGGCTATCGCTGAGGGACGAGCATAGTAGCATCTCGAAGAAGAGAAGAAAGAACCCACCATCCCACAGGTGGAAGATGAGGTCATTTTCAGGGACCTACCCGATTTTGGAGTGAGAGTCAAGATTCCTGAATGATGCAAAAAGTATTTTTCTGCGAATTCAATTCATAAGGATGGAGATGTTTTCTTTTTCTATGCGAAAGACTACGCTGAGGCTAAAGATAGAATTTTCTTTGCTAGCACGGAGCTGTTTTCCCATTGGGTAGTGTATGAATCTAGACAGGAACAACAGAGACTGAAGAAATTGTTACCGAAGTCTTATATTCCTCCTTTTTAGAAGGTAATGAATAAAATTAACTATGAAAAAGGAAATATTTTCTCTGAACTTTTGAAACTGGCAAGCGACCAGTATAAAGACAAAGCTATTCGCTAGGAAAGAGCCACTGTCAGAAACTGAGTGTAGCAGTATATTTGTCAGGTAAAGAAGTTTAAGTTGGTGCCTTATGTGTCTAGTCAGGAAATGGAAATTTATCAGAAGATGTATTGTACATGGAAAAATTACCTAAGATCACCTGAAGATTCTTGGATAGCAGGATGGAAAGACCTTCAAACTTAGAAAGATGTGTCTGTAAGCGCATTTAACTTCCTCGTTGATTGCTATCCTTTCTTATTCAAAGATACTGATCTTGTTAGCGAGAGCACTATTCCCGCCAAGGAAAAGAAAGTTTTTACTGTGGTGAAAACTAAAGATTTGACCTTTGTAGGTTCCAAGTCTCCAGTTCTAGATGTTTTCTAAATACATTAATATAGACCCCGGATGTTGGGTGGTTTTAATATCTTACCAGAAAGTATTTCTTACTTCTTGTAGAAAATGACAGCTGGATAGACGAGGTTTGTCTTTAAATGTCAATCTACTTTGTATACTCGCGCGAATGAACATGAGACTTCTCATTGAGAGTGGAAGGTTAAAGATTGTGACTTCTTAGGCTTAGTTGGGAGATGCATTTCTAAAGATCTGAATAAGGACGATGATTATTTTTATACATCGTTGGGTTTGTTGCCTTTAGTGGATCCAGGTTATTATTTCTTCAGTTATGATATTGTAGATGGCTTCCCTAGAGTTACAGGTTGAACGGCTGAATGCTCTCTATAAGAGGGATGGATTAAGTATTATCATAGGCTCTTGAAAAATGATAAATTAAACGGTTAGTTGGTAAGTGTGACTAACCTGGAAATGAGCAGCGTTTATTTCTTCAGTCTAAGTGATATTGATGGATAACCTACTGACGAGTTAATGGTATCACCTTTAGGAGGTTTAATCGCAG